CTCGTTCGCCAGTTACTTGAGTAGAATCACTCAATATCACGTACTGTAATTGTGTGAAGATTATACTCTGACCAACAGGTAGATTATTGATGTAGTTGGTGATGGCAGTTTGGACAGCGCTGCGGATAAGGGCTCCATTGAAACCTGAAGCTATTGTCAGAGCTACGGCAAAGTCAATGGCAACTGGCGTCGCGGCTACAACAGTCACCTGTGCCCCTATTGGAGCCTTACCACCACCTTGACCTGCCGCATTAGGATCTACGTATTGTTGAATTGCTCCTATGGTTGCCGCGCTAGGAATTGTGTTATCTGAATTGATAACTACAATTTTGACTGTTCCATTCCCATTCCACAGAGATATAACACTGACCTGACCAATGTTTACGTTGGGTGTTTCTTTAGCCCATCGCTGGTAATCTGTGATATTGCCACCACTGGAAGGTGAACGTACTGAAAGTAAATAACGGGCCAGGAATTGTGCATCTGTTTCTGCATCCAAACCATTGATGAATGCAACAGGATTGGTGACTGCTGTGACAAACGATGTACCACTGGTCAGTAAATTGATAGCTCCAGTAGCCACGTTACCAATTACCCCTGGTAAGTCAGCTCGTACATCTACACCAGAAAACAATTGATACAGACTAGTGGTATCTGGTTGTGTGCCTGTATCCCATCCCGAGATTACGATTTTTGTAGCCGTGTTGCTGACAATTTTGTGTAACTGGTTTGTCCCGGTTCCACCTGTGATCCAAACATAATGGTTCTGCCACTCATTGACAACAAAATTCTTGGTGTTATCAGTAATTGAAGTTGGATCTGCTGCGGTGACACTGCCCGTAACCGTGGTTTTTTCAATCTTTTGGGCTGGCTCAGTACTGGTAAATGTCAGAGCAGAGATTCCCGAATTAGCCACCGCTGTTGTTGAAAAAGTCATATTGGTGGGAAGAATAGTCCCCAGAGGGGCGGTCGTTTTAATAACCCCCGTAGCAAAGACGAATGGCTTTGCTATGACACCATGTTCTTCGCCTCTTAGTCGCAGCATGATACCGCCCATGTACTGAGCAAAACCTAGCTTGACTACTCGGCTCATTCTTTCCCAAAGTAAGCTCAACTCTGGAGCAGGTGCGGTTGCCAGATCGTTGACTACAGATCCTGTCCTAAGATCATACGGCTTGCCATTGGGGGCATTGCTAAATCTGTTGATAATCCTGGAGATGATAGTTGGCGTGGTCTGATCAGCATACAGATCAAGCAAGTCAACCGACGCTCTGTAGCTCTGGGGTAGTACACCTGTAACTCCCCCACCATTATCCACCTTCACGTCATAGAAGCCCAGAGGAATACTGCCAGCAGCGGCGGTTGCCCGCAACATTCCACTGTTTACAAATGTTACTTCTGTCAGAGCATATGTGATTGGTGGCGATGTTGGACTAACAAGACTAGGAACTGAAGAAACAGTAAACTCAGAACCAGTAATCTCTAGCGTGATAGCTTCACTGGCTGTCCCGTAAGCTGGAGTTACTCCACTAACTACGACCACCATTAGACAGACCACCTGGCTTGAAACTGTTTTTCATATCCCGAAACAGCGACTACTGTAAAATTCACCGTCACAATCTTGCCCGTCACCTGCACCACAATGTTTTTGACGTTAGTAACTCTGTCGTCTGTCACGGCTTGTTTGATAAATTTCTCAGCAAAACTTTTTATTATCTCTGGTGGATAGTTTTGTCCTATCAGTGTATGGAAATCGGACCCGAAGAAAGCTGCGTAAAACTGGTAATACAATCGTTTAGTTGTTAGACAGGATATTATCCTCTGGGATAAGGTTACACCTTCATTACCCAGCAACAGGTCATTACTGTCACTGAATAATAGCTTGCTCTGGGAATAGTCAAACAAAGGTGCAACTCCCCAAACTACCCTAACAGGAGTAGTAACGGGAGCAACCGCAGGTAGGGTTGTGGAGCTAGGTATCAGTTGCGGCATTAGACTGGACCACCACCGCCAGGATGAGTATGATGCTTGAAGTTGACTCCGTCAATCATCACATTGGCACCCCCAATAGAGGTGATTTGTATAGAATCACCCTGTACCAGCACCACACTATCGGCTGCTTCGTTACCTCCATTTACGGCTACTTCTATACCCCGGAATCCACCTGGACTGACTATATCGCCATTGAAGCCTAGTTTTGCATCTCGGCTTGGGTTGCTCAGATTTGTGGTGCGGAGCTTACAGTGTATGAGATATCTTACTCCCCTTTCACCCTGACAGGGAAGTAGAGCCAAGCGGTCTCCTCTGGCCAATCGCAAATGATCCGGGATAAGTACCATATCCTGCGTGAGGTATAGTGTTTCTTCGGTTAGCTGCGTTAGCCCCTCAAGTGCAATTTGGAGGTCCGGGAAGCCGCTTGTGACCATCCCCAATAACACTTTGGTAGCGTTACCCTGTAGGGCATGGCTGTTCACCTGCTCGCTCGCAAGAGCCTGTATACGCCTGCGCAAGCGTGTACGCCCGTCTATAGTCATTAGAAGATTGGTCCTCCAATAAGACTGCTGGTGGATTCTGGCTTTGTCTTGTATGCTTCTGGTAACAAATCCTCGAGGGTTACGGTAAGAGACATGGTAGAGTTTTTAGCCGTGACTTTGTGCATACCAGACTTTACGTAGAATTTGCCCACCAGACCAGTTATCGGCTCATTGAGAAGTATTGCGTCTCCGGGACCAATGGTATTGATGTTAGGACTGGTAAACGTGCCACCATGCTGGAAACGCTTCAAACGAACGTATAGCTCTTTAGCCTGGTAATCCGCCTGCTGAAAGCTGTCCAGAAAACGCAGTGCAGGGTCTGTAGCTCCCACCAAGCTAACCGTTTCGGAAAGCAGACCATAGTTCCTGATGTCTGGATCATTATTCAGGTCTTTCTGGGCGGGTATCTCACCAACTATACTGATGTCACCGTCAGAGGACAACTGAAGCTGAGCCAACATACCATCTGAAGTCACATCAGTAGCAGAGCGATTATACACCTTCACCGCATTCCTGTAAGTAGCGGCACTCCAGGTGGATTCGGCGTCATAGATATTGGCAGTTTCCAACTTCCATATATGGGTGGGATCCCGTTTCATGATGATAGATACCTTGCCCACATTCGTTCTCAGGAAGAACCTCGGACCCCTGGTTTCTAACGGGAATTTTGTAGGATCACCACCACTATCTTGGATCCGCTTAGTAAAAGCTACATCGCGGGTAATAGCCAGCGTGGTGACAAACATTTCGTACAGTGTTTGCTCCAAAAAAGGAGCTGGACCAATAATTATCCTGGTATCTTCCACATGCCCAATGGGGACACCATACCTGCCACAGATCCTGGTAAAGAAACTGGTAGCAGTCTCGGCCTGCAACATATGACTGGCCTTGTTTGCCGTCAAGTACCACATAATATCGTAGGCTGTAATCTGCAACTCACCATTGGCTGAATACTTGATACCACCTTCAATGATAATACCAAACTTCAGAGGTTCTATTTCTGTTCCAATACCCAGGGCAGCTGATACCTTTACACCCATGACATACACATGGTCTAGTGGCTTTACCTGCCGTGCCAGATCCTCTACTTTGACGAACGTGATTGTAAACTTCTCACACGCCTGGTCAAGATCATAATCCCATTGAATACTTGAGCAGATAGTAGTAAGATCCTGAGCAATGCCGCTGTGCGGATTGGCCACCAGCACACGATAGGCATTTAGTCTCAGTTGGGTTAGGTCAAAGTTAGGCATCAGGGAGCCATGACTGCATTGGCTACTCTGGAAGGTGTAAGTGTTTCACCAGGCTTGAGTTTCAGATTGTTGGGAACAGTATTCCAATACTTGAGTTTTGTTCCAAGCGGCAATGGTTCGTAATTAGGGTCGTATTCACTCACCTTGTGCTTGGTGGCGAATACCGTCAGGGCTAGTGGAAAGTTATCCGCAGAAGCATCTTTGTTCAGTTCTTTCAAAGCATCAAAGGTATTCTGGGAATTTTTGTTCTTCACATCTTCATAGAACTGACGAAAGGTTTGTCCTGAAACCAGACTAGTCCCTCGCCAGTTGACCGCCGCGCCTATAGTGTATTCAGACAGTATTACCTTTGTTGGAGCAGGTGGTGGAGGAGGAGCAACTAGAAAAACGCCAGGAGTTGCCCCTTGAGATGTAATAGGTTCGTAGTTACTTGTTGAAGGATTCAAAAACGTCTGAGGTGCTGAAGGTGGATCAGGATCCACTGCGCTGGTAGTTCCATCACTAACCTGGGCCGTGCTGGCATCAATACCACGAATTACTTCATAGCTGTCCGTCGCAGGATTCAAGAAATATTGCGGCTCTGGCCCGTAGGGTGTAGCTACAGGTGGTGGTCCCTGATAAGTGGGATAATCTCTTGGATCAACAGGAGCATTTGGTAGTGCAACTGAGGTAACACTAGCACTGCGGTATCGCTTGAACTGTATATCGTAGTAAATATCCCCAGGCTCGCCAGCCTTGTAAGTCCACTTCAGTGTTTTGATTACTACTGTGTCATGCCAGGGAGTACCCGTGATTATTAGGTTCAAAGGCAATCGAAGGCGTTTACTCCAGATGAGACCCACAATCGCATCCATAGGATCGGGCATCTGGTCCAGGGGTACTACACAGTAAGTATCGTTGTAGTCACGAGGGAAGAAACTGGTCCAACCAATACTTTCCAGTTTCTCGGTGCCAGGTATAGTTATCTCACCAGCCAGGGTATCTGTATCACCATCATTATCTTGAGGAAAATCCCCTGTAAGTTCCTCAGGGGGTACAGGAAAGTACAGATCCCCAATACCGTACACACCTTGCAATAGTATCTTTATCTCAGCAGGGCTATCCCCAAACATTGGGCCGAAGATACCGTCTGGGTCGCAAGGTATTTCTGTAGACGGATCAGCAGTCCCAGGGCCGAACCCAGGAGGTAGTTGCGAAAATCCAGCAGCAGTCTGTCCAGGTATAGGTAAAGGATTACCCGAAGCATCAACGCCTTGAGGTGCCGGATCCGTTGCTGCTTGAGAACTACTTACAATAAGTGTCCCCTGCGGCCAGGGTAAACCCATAACGGGACCAAGTGTTTCAAACGTGTTGAAAACTACATCGCCCTGCCAGTAAGTCCGCTGTTTTATCTGGAGACCCAATGCTCCAGGGTAGGCAGGGTCAGTAGCATTGGGATCGAAGTACTCGTTGCTTTCCGCTTCGACTGCTTCAAAACCTTGTCCGGTATTTGGATCCATCATGGCGTAAGTAACCTAGTCTGTCCTATAGTACTACCTGCTGTTAGATGGCTTTCGTCCAACAGATCAGCCAGTATAGTAGCCAACTCGTTTGCCTGTTCCTCTGTACTACCTGCTCCAAGAACAACGGTACCGATGAGTGGACCACTGATATTGATGCCACCCATAGGACCACCCATACCTGTACCTGTCCCACCTAGAATGGTATTGAGATAAGCCTTGGTCTCATCAGGCATATTCCCGCGTTGGAAGCTACCTTCCCCAGCGTTGTATGCCCATAGAGCATTCCGCATCCCACCATATTGCTTGGACAGTTGTGACATGTACTGAGCACCCTTGTCCAAAGCGACGTTCGGATCGTATGGATCCCAACTAACGCCTGCTCCAAAGGTACCCTTCATAAACTGAGCAATGCCCATTGCTCCCGCGCCACTCTTGGCATTTGGATCGAATCCGGATTCTTGACGTATCTGACGTACATAGGTATCTGGATCTATGCCCCACTTGGTAGCAGCGGCTCGGGCAACATCCTCATAGCCTCCGGTCCCAGTTCCAGGAGTCCCAGCCGTACCCGTAGGCCCAATACCGTAGATAGCCCCGAGGGCAGGACCGTAAGCCATCATCTGCTCTGGGGTCATCCATTCAGAGCCACCCCTGAGTGCTCTAGCTCCAGACGGCCCAACGTTGAATTGATTAGTTGCTGGATTCCAACCGCCAATCTGAAGGAAATGACCAGGGAAGTTACCTTTAGGTCCAATGTTTACGATGCCAGGGATACCCTTCTTGGCATTCTCGGCAAGACGACCCCAATCAACTCCAGCACCTACTTCGGTAACATTCCCACCAGCAAGTTGATTGATAGCTGTACCAAGAGTATTGATGTTGCTACCGTTCAGACCAGCAATATCTCCGCCCTGTAGCTTGCTCTGGAGCGCATAAGCTTCGGCCAGTGTTGGCTGCCGACCGTAAGCACTGGCAAAGAAAGCAGCCGCAGCGGGACCACACGCGGCGTCTGCTTGAGCAGGAGTCAGAGTAGAATTAGGGGCATGCTGGTCTACAAACGTAGCTCCCCGACCAGTGCCCGCTACGGCTCCGGTAGCTGTAGTAGTAGTCGGTCTTACAGCAATTCCGCCCATCCCCGTGCCAGGAATGGCTTTACGGTTTAGCTGTTCGATGTTGGCACCAGTCTGGCTAGAATCAATTCCTTCAGCTACTGCCTGAGCTACTGTTTGTTGCTGATCCGCTTGTTCGGCCGCGTTCTGGGTAGCAGCCCCACCACCGAGTAATGGCTCTAACCAGGGTGATAGTTTAGAGCCAGCCCATTCTCCAACACGTCCTCCTAAGAAACTCCCACCCAAGCCGCCACCAATAGCCACAGGTGTAGCCAGACCTGCTGTAGCGATGGCTGGGATCATCCCCAGAGCACCACCCAATATACCACCTAGAACCGCACCAACGGTACCTCCCATAGCCGCGCTGCGCTGTCCTGGGGGTTCTGACATAGCTTGTATCAGGCCTATGCCCCCGAGTACAGCCGCAGTCGCCAGTCCAGCCCCCAATTGCCTACCGCGTCCTGCTGGTGCAGCAGCTTGAGTCCTCAACTGTCGTTGCTGCACAATATCCGGACTGACCATTCCAGCACCGATACGTACTGGAGCACCACTTCGGTAGTCGAAGACTTCGTTTGGATTTATGAATCGTCCTCGGTACCTGCGTATTCCCTGAGCTT